CTGTGCCACCACCAACGCCTGATGGGTCATTTGGGTTTGCACCTGCAGGAACTCCTCCAGTGCCTCCCATTGGTCCTTGTTGTTCACCAGGGGCAGGAGCCTCTTCGCCAGTTGTTTGTCCATTGTTCAATCCTTTCAGCATTTCAGCAAATATTTGTGCTTCGTTCATGTCATTAACTAATTCGTCAGGGTCCATGTCCTGAGCTATAGCTAACTCTTTAATCAACGTAGGTAATTTAACGAAAGGAGCAAGCATAGGATTAGTTACTGTTTGTAGTAACATTGTTAACCTTTGCGATCTTACTTCTTTCTGCATTACAGACGATGTACCTTTAGGCTTGATCTCCAAATCACCCATTATGTCTTCTTCATCCTCTGAGAACTGCATATTCCACATGAACATACTTTCTCCTAGAGGTCTTAGAAGGTGGTCATCTATGTTTTTGATTACGGTTTTAATACCTAAAGAGGCAGAACCCATCAACATAGATAATCCTGATGCAGTACGACCAGTACCAGTCACGCCTGTTTGTCCGTGACTTATACTTGGTATACCAGTTTCTTCGTCAGCAAGTTGTCTTGCTTTATCATACATTTGTAAATTTTCTACAGCAGTGCTTGGAAATTTAATTCCTGTAATACCTGTACCAGGAGCACCTGACTGTCTTCTAAATATTTTTCCAGGATATATATCCATAGACTGGCCTGGAACCATCATGTTTTCGTCTACTTCAAAAATAAGATTACCTGCTAGTGCTAAGTTATCAATAGCCATACGTACATGTCCATTCATAAGAAGCTGTGCATCTTCCATATTTTCGGCTACACCTATACCAAAAAATCTATATGGATTCTTTTCGTAAGGCACAACTTGATATGGTAATCTTTCTGGCACAAATGGGTTAAGAACTACTCTTAGTATTTCATTACCACAAATCCAAGCATTGATATGTACTTGATCTAAGTCAGATGTAGATTCTGGTATGTCTAATTGTATTTCTTTAGCCATTTTAGCATCTAGAACACCCCAGTATTCTAATACTTCATAACGACCTTCACTATATGTAGGGTCATTATCTGCATATAAATCATGCTCAAAGTATCTTTCTTCATATTGTGTGCCCATATATAGTGATGCTTCTATAGCATCTTTATCAAAAAATGGTCTTTTAGCAAGGTCACGTAGCTGTGATCTATTCATTCTATGACGTTCTACTACATATTCTGCATCGTCTAGGCTTACAGCAGAAGGGTCAGGATATAAATCCCAACAAGAAACGGCATTTAGTCTAGGTACTAGCTTGTCTTGTGGGTCAT